GCTAGAGTCGCAATCAATGATTTTGTAGGCAGCTTCCTCCAGCAGATCTGCTTGTCGGAACATTTCGGTATTCGCGGCGATCTGGTCATCCCAGAATCGCTCGCCTGATAGATCTGAGGTGCTCTCGAACATCTGCCTAAGCCTCCTCCCATGTGAGGGCCGCAGTTGCGCGCCACTTCACGTCGGTGATGCCGAACCGCTCGGCCAGAGGCTTCGAAACACGCTTCAATGGCGGTCGTCCCGGCTTGGGAATGGGGGCGATACCCGCGTCACAGCTCGCCCATTGCCACGCTTCAGAATTGTTCATCAACTTGGCTCGAATGATGAAAGATCTCGGCTCTCCGTGGAGGCTGTACTCGATCTTGTAAATATCCACGCTACTCACGACCGCACCTTCCCGTTGGCTTATGAGGTAGTGATGGCTGGGTAGCGGTAAAGATTCAAAAAAATGTCTGACAATTCATAATTAACTGATATTGCTCACATTTCTGAGTAGTTCAGTCCCTATTCAGAGCCTCTGCATTCGCAGGGGCTTTTTACACCCGACAGAAACAAAAAAGCCCCGACAGATTCGGGGCTTTTCGTTCTGGCGCGGAACAAAGAGAGGGCGACTCCAGAGGGTGCGGGAACACCCAAGGGAGACGCCAGATCGCAGATGTAGCCTGCAAGCCAGCCAAGGCCCTCACTGCTCGCGCGAGCGGGGCGGAGCCTAGCAGAAAACGACAAGGCTTTGCAGATGCTTAAAGATTGCAGATGTGGAAAGTGCAAACGACTTCTCGCCCGAGTGGGTGAGTTTACCGAGCTCCAGATCAAGTGTTCCCGATGCGGGACGTTGAATCATGAGAAGGCCATGAGCCTCGAGCGATCGCCTTTGAGCGACATGAAAGCGGAATTCTCCGCGAACAATCATTCGACTTAAAAGGTGAAATAAATGGAACCAGTAACTCTCGGTGCAAAGTTTTATAACAGTAGTGGCATGGGCATCACCGTGATCGTCAAGCCTGCGGATAATGTAGCTGGTCTCGTCATTCAGACGTGTACAGCTATTGGTGCATTCGACGCCGCGATCATGACCGGTACTACTGCCCCACTTGATGCTAATGACTACCGCACGAAGCCTGCAGTGCTCGCTATGGGTGGCGGTACGGCTCAACTCCCTAACCCGGTTCGCATTCCTGCCGGCTTCGGTCTGTGGTCTTTGACGCCTAACGGCACCGCACGCGTGAGCATGACCTACGATCTGTTGACCTAAAAAGGATGGGCCGTTAACGCGGCCCATTTCCTTGCCTAATTCCAAGCCTCAGCACTCGCTGCGGTTTTCGTTTTCGGCTCCCCACACCCATTGCCCCGAGCTGGGAGTGCAGCGGACGCCGGATTTATCAATCTCCCCGAGAGGGAGGCAACCCGGATGCCAAACATGCCTGACAAGCCAGACACATGGGCCAAGCTCTGGCTGGCGTTGAGCAATCCGCTAATGGCGGGCGTCATCATGGCCATCACCGTTTGCTTGCTTCGCGTCATCTACGACGGAAAAGAAACCAGCGTGCGCCGGATCATTTTCGAGGCGCTGATTTGCGGATCGCTGAGTCTGGTCGCGTCCAGCGTTATTGAGTGGATGGCCTGGCCTTCAAGCCTATCGATCGCTGCCGGTGGCACGATCGGCTTCCTCGGCGTGACAGCCATTCGCGAGCTGGTGACCCGATTCCTCGGTCGCAAGGCGGATGCCACATGAAGGCCTTCGCTGCTGCAATCATCATCACCTTGGTCGGCCTGCTCCTCATCGGGATTCAGCAGTCGCGCGTCATCGCCCTGCGCGGTGAGGTGGCATTCGAAGCGAGCGAGAAGAAGAAGGCGGTCGATGCCAACCTCGAAAGCCAGGCCACCATCACCACCCTGCGCGCCGAAGCCCAGCGCAACGCCGATTACCAGAAAGACCTGAACAAGCGTTTACAGGCCAGCCAGGCCAAAGCCAGAAAGGCGGAGAAGAACTTTGAAGAACTCAAACGCAACAGCAAGCCTGTTCGTGATTGGGCTGCTCAGCCTCTGCCTGACGGCCTGCGCGGGAAAGCCGCCAGTGGTAACAAAGACAACGGCGGTAAGAGTCGAGCCCCCTGAGCTGGTGCCATGTGAGCGTGTATCTGAAGAAGACCTCGCTGACAACGGCCAGCTGTGGGAGCTGAAGAACCAAGCCATCAACCTGCTCGACACCTGCGCAGACCAGGTGGATGCGCAGATCAAGCGCAGTCAGAGCAAGTAGGTCGCGACACGTTTCGCGAGAGTGCAAATTGTGTCGCGATGTTTGGAAGATCTAGCGGCGGGCTGCGAAGCAACTCTGCAGTGACTGTTGATGTTGCGTTATCAAATTGTTGATTTCTGTACGCCTTACTGCGGACATTTGACTGCTGTCCGCCCAAGTGAGGTTGGTCTCCAGTCCGGTAATCTCCCCCCTTATTGCTTCGCACTGGTCATTTTGCATGGTAGATAACTTTGCTTGGGTCGAGGCAAGCAATGCGTCTCGCTGCGCTACAGCTTCCTTCCATTTTTCAAGCAAGGCGCCTAGTTCATCGTTCTGCTTTTGTAAGTCCTGATTTCGAATCGTTTGGCTTTCTAACGCAGTTTTCTGTTGTCCGAAATTCATTCCGCCCACCACCAGCGTAGTACCGACGCCCACCATAAAGGTTACAAATGCAATAGCAGTTGTTAGCCATGGCGTGCCTGAGGTGGTTGGTGGGGTTGGGGAGGCAGTGTCGCTCAAATTAATCATCCTTAACTGGGCAGATCGCTCTATCGAAATCTGCGGCAGTTGTTCCGCATTGCATGGGTGTGCCGCAGGTGAGTGCGGCACGAAGACTAAAACTTTCTGCGCTTAACGGCTCTGGAAGACGACACATTGCACCAATGGTTGGGACGCTGCGATGCACTCCTCACCTCGTTCGTGCAACGGCTGATAAAGACTTCCCAAAATAAAACCCATGATCGCCCAAATAACGCAGTGGATCTTAGGGCGTTCTTTTGGGCCTTCGGTACCGTTTGCGTACGCAATGCCCTTCCGCATTTGGCGGGCTAACAAGTAAAGCAAAGGGCACAAAACTGCTAAAGCAAAGCTGAAGAGGCCAATCGTAGGAGTCATGTCTGTTTCTCAAAAGCTGATAGGGAGCTCAATCCTTTGTGCAGTTCTCAGTGCAGCCAAAAAATGACGTCATTCTAATGACTGCCTGATTGGATCCAACTAATACAGGCAACACGCCATCTTTTCAATCACTCCTTTCTAACTATCAGTGACCCCTAATGACAACCAAGCAACCCGACTGGGAGGCGATCGAACGAGCCTACCGGGCTGGTTCGCTTTCCATCAGAACCATCGCCGAGCGCCAAGGCGTGAGCGACACCGCAATCAGGAAGAAAGCCAAAGCCCTTGGATGGGCGAGAGACCTTTCTGACCAGGTGCGAAAAGAGGTTCGCAGCAAACTGGTTCGCGGTGAGGTTCGCAACGATCAAGGCGCGAACTGCGAACTGGATGCCGAGATCATCGAAGAGGCCGCCGAGGAAGGCGCCCGGGTGGTTCGCAGCCATCGGCGAGACATTCGCAAGGCGACGAATCTTGCGAACCTGCTTATGGACGATCTGCTGTCGACCATCCAGCGACGCGAAGTGATCAAGGAAGACATCGAGGCTGAGACCTCCGAAGACAACAACGGTATGCGCCGCGCCTCAATGCTCGCCGCCGTCTCGCTGCCCAGCAATTCCAAAACACTGTTCCAGCTTTCCTCTGCAATGAAGAACCTGCAGGTTCTGGAGCGTCAGGCATACAGCCTGGACGAGAAGGAGAAGACGGACGAAGCCGACGAACTCTCGAAGATGATGGACGAACTATCGAAGGACGCCTGACATGAAGCCCGAGCACATGAAGCTGCTCCGGGATAAGCGTTGGCGGTTGAACAATCTCTACTTCATCACCGACAAGCAGGGCAAGAAAGTCCGCTTCCGGATGACGGACGAGCAGATTGAATACTTCGATGGGATGCATACCCGCAACATCATCCTGAAGGCTCGGCAGCTCGGCTTCACCACCGAGTGCTGCATCATCCAGCTGGACGCCGCGCTGTTCGAGTCGGCCAAGTGCGCGCTGATCGCCCACACCCTGAACGACGCCAAGCGCCTGTTCCGGGAGAAGGTGAAGTACGCCTACGATAACCTGCCGAAAGAGATCCGCGCAGCGAACCCGGCGAGCAACGACGCTGCCGGTGAGCTGGTATTTAGCAAGGGCGGCTCGGTTTACGTCAGTACCTCGTTCCGGGGCGGCACGCTGCGTTACCTGCACGTATCCGAGTTCGGGAAGATCTGCGCCAAGTTTCCGCACAAGGCGCGCGAGATCGTCACCGGTGCCTTCGAGGCGGTGGCCACTGACTGCTTTGTCACGATCGAGTCCACGGCTGAGGGCCGGGCCGGCTACTTCTTCGACTACTCGCAGAGCGCCGAAAAGCAGCTTCTTTCCGGCACGCCGCTCGGCAAGCTGGACTGGAAGTTCTTCTTCTTCAGTTGGTGGAAGAACAAAGCCTACTGGCTCGATCCGGCCGAGGCGATCATTCCGCAGCGCCTGACCGACTACTTCAACGAACTGTTCGCCAAGCACGGCATCGACACCAACCCGGGCCAGCGCGCCTGGTACGCCGCCAAGGAGAAGACCCTCGGCGACGACATGAAGCGGGAATACCCGTCCCTGCCGGCGGAAGCTTTCCAGCAGTCGATCGAGGGCGCCTACTACGCCAAGCAGTTCACCAAGCTGTATGGCGCGCTGAGGATCGGCCCGCTACCGGACAACAGTCATCTGCCGGTGCA